AACAAAAGTTATTATTACATCAACTGCAAATGGTGTTGGTAATATATTTCACCGCTTATATGAAGGCGCTGTTCAAAGTACTAATGAGTTTAAGGCATTTAGAGTCGATTGGTGGGATGTTCCTGGTCGTGATGAAGAATGGAAAAAACAAACTGTATCTAATACTTCAGAGCTTCAATTTGAACAGGAGTTCGGCAACTCTTTTCATGGAACATCTAATACTCTTATATCATCTAATACATTATTAGAGTTAAAGGCGCAAAATCCAGTATCTGTCCGTAATGATGTATTTGTTTACGAACAACCGAAAGATGGTTATCGCTATATAATGACAGTTGATGTTTCAAAAGGTAGAGGACAAGATTATTCAACATTCAATATTATAAAAATGACTGAGGATGGTTTTACTCAGGTTTGTACATATAGAAATAACTTGGTATCCCCTATGCTTTTTCCTGATATCATTGTAAAAATAGCATCTTTATATAATGACGCTATAGTTATAATTGAAAACAATGATGCTGGACAAGTTGTGTGTAATCATGTCTATTATGACTATGAGTATGAAAATACATTTGTCTCATCATCAATTAAATCAGATGGTATTGGAGTAATGATGACAAAGCGAGTAAAGCGAATTGGATGTTCAAACTTAAAAGATATTATAGAATTAAAGAAATTAAAGTTAGTTGATAGCGCTACTATTGATGAACTATCAACGTTTGAGGTTAGAAAAAATAGTTACTCCGCATCGGTGGGAAATCATGATGATTTGGTTATGAATCTAGTTATGTTTGCGTGGTTTATTTCTTCTGATGCGTTTGGCGATTTATCTGATAGAGATTTAAAGTCTTTGCTATATGAAGATAGAATAAAAAATATGGAGGAGGATATCGTACCTGTTGGAATTATTGATGACAAGCCAGTGATCGAAAGTACACAGATATATGATGATATGGTTGATAACTTGAATACATGGAAAAATCTCTAAATATTGATTAGTATAAATAGAAATCTAACCGATTTGAATTACATCTTATTATGCAACTTATCAATCAATAATAACTGAAAAAAAGGAAAAAACATGGGTTTTCAAGTATCACCTGGAGTCGAGGTTAAAGAAATCGACTTGACTAATGTAATACCTGCGGTATCTACCTCTATTGGTGGATTTGCTGGGTATTTCCGTTGGGGTCCAGTAAACGAAATTGGCCTAGTAAGTTCTGAAAAAGAACTAGCTGGCAAATTTGGTTCACCAGACGCTGCACACACGCAATCTTTCTTGACTGCTGCTTCATTTTTGAAGTATGGCAATGCACTAAAGGTTGTTCGAGCTGGGAATAGCGCATTGCTTAATGCCGTTGCCGGTACACACGAAGTTCTTAATGGAGGTATTGAAGGCATTGCCCTCAATTCTGTTCCAACTGAATTTAGTACTGGCATTACTGCTACAACTGGTCTTCACGTCATTGAAACTGATGGTGAAGGTACTGGAGCAGTTATTGAACCACGCTTTGATGTTAATAGCGCAGTAACTACTGCTGGTTATCAACTAACTGATATTGATCCAAGTACATTGAGTGACGGTTCTTATACCGCTACTGTACAAGGTCAATCAGTATCATTTACGGTTGCAACTGGCACAGCTACTATCGATACTCCTGTTTATTTTCCTGAAGATCCTACTGGATCAATTACAGTTACCGATACTGTTGCATCTCCTGATGTTGACGTTACAGATGTAGTGCTAACAGGTACTGCTGTCACATTTACATCATCTGCTACGGGTGCTTCTCCAGCAGGTGATTTCGTTGATGGTGAAGTTCTTACAGTTTACACAACAAGTGGTGACGATACTTCAGTATCTTTTACTATTAGCGTAACAGATAATGCTGGTTCTCCAGAGTTTGCGATCGCTGCAGGTGTCACAGATGTTTCTTTGTTTGATGAATTTCCTGCTTCAACAGATGATCTTCAAGTGTTTCGTGCAGACGGCACTGTAGTTAATGGTTTGTTTGTTGATGCTGAATACGAGATTGCTGCTATTGTTTCTACTGCAGATGGTACTGGATACGTAATTGCTAATACTACTATTGGTATTAGTCCTGACGGTAATGTTGCTAATGCAGTTAGTGTTGATCCTAGTAACTTTACTTTCGATGAGCAAGAAACCGAATTTAGTTCTCCTACATTTATTGCAAATGAAGAAGCATTCGAATCGATATATCCTGCAACTACTGACGCCGCTCTTCCTGGTTTGCTTTTTGCAAAATACGCGGGTGAGCTTGGTAATTCTCTTGGAGCATACATCATTGATGCAGCTTCATGGTCTGCTACATCATCAGATGTTCAAGGCAACTTCGATGCTGCACCTGAAGGAACTGAAGTTCACGTTCTTGTATACGATATAACTGGTGCAATTACTGGACAAGCTGGTCAAGAACTTGAAAAGTGGTCATTCCTAGAACGCACTGCTGGAGCAAAAGCTGCTGATGGTTCAAATAATAACTATCAAGATGTTATCAATGCAAATTCAAATTACATCTATATTGCCCGACCAACTATTGGTAGTGCAACACCATACGCATTTACTGGTGGTGCAGATGTTGTTGAAGCTGGTGCCGTTGAAGCTGGCGATATTACTGCTGGTTTGGATATTCTAGCCGATGTAGAAACAGTTGATGTTAATCTTCTCTTTGCACAAAACGAAGTAAGTGGAAGCACTGTTTCTAATCACTTGATGACAATTGCTTCATCTCGTAAGGATGCAGTAGCATTTGTTTCACCACCGATTTCTGCTTCTACTGGTAATGATCCTTTGACTGATGTTAAAAATTCAATCGGTGGATTGCCAAGAGGTATTGAAGGTTCATACGGAGTATTTGATTCAACTGCGCTATACGTATACAATAAGTATGCTGATAATTACGTTTGGATCCCTGCTTGTGGTCATGTGGCTGGTCTTTGTGCTAAGACAGATGATCTTGCAGAACCTTGGTTCTCACCTGCTGGTTACAATCGTGGAGGTCTATTAGGTGTTACTAAACTTGCGTTTAATCCTAAACAAGCTGAAAGAGACGAACTCTATAAAGCTGGTATTAATCCAATCGTATCGTTCCCTGGACAAGGTATCTTGCTCTTCGGTGATAAGACTGCACAAGCAAAGCCAAGCGCTTTTGATCGTATCAACGTTCGTAGATTGTTCATCGTTCTTGAAAAGGCGATTGCAACAGCTGCTAAGTATCAATTGTTCGAATTGAATGATGAATTCACTCGCGCGATGTTCAGAAATATGACTGAGCCTTTCCTTCGGGATGTTAAAGGTCGTCGTGGTATTACTGACTTCTTGGTCGTATGTGATGAAACTAATAATACAGGTGAAGTGATTGACACTAACCGTTTTGTTGCTGACATCTATATCAAACCAGCTCGTTCAATTAACTTCATTACACTTAACTTTATCGCTACACGCACTGGAGTTGAATTTAGTGAAATCGTTGGTAAATAATTATAAATAAAGAAAGGAAATAACTATTATGGCTAACGTAGATAATTTTAAATCAAAACTAATCGGAGGAGGCGCTCGCGCTAATCTCTTTAAGGTTATTATTAATAATCCACCAGTTGGAGCTGGTCTCGATACAGAGTTGCTATCATTCACATGTAAGGGAGCACAGCTTCCTGCAAGTGTTGTAGCTCAGATCGATGTACCATTTCGTGGTCGTCAGTTGAAGGTTGCGGGTGACCGTACATTTGAAAACTGGACAATCACTGCTTACAACGAAGATTCAAACAATGTAAGAAGCGCATTCGAAAGTTGGATGAATACTATTAATCAGCATGTTAATAATGAAGGTGCTAAACAGCCTTCTACTTATCAAGCTGATCTTATAGTCCAGCAACTTGATCGTGAAAACAGCGTAACAAAAGAATACACAATTCGTGGAGCATTCCCAGTGAATGTCTCTGCTATTGATCTTAGTTACGATGCTAATGACGCTATTGAAGAATTCACAGTCGAGTTTGCTTATCAGTATTGGGAGTCCAATACTACAAGCTAACTTATAAGAATTGATGAACTATCCCGCTAGGGCTTAAAAACCTTAGCGGGATTTTTTATATAAATAAACTATATGGAATTATTTGGATATCAGATTACTAAAAAGGTAGGTTCAAAAGAACTTAAAAAAGAAAAGGAAGTAGTATCTTTTGCACCAAAACCTGAAGATGATGGAGTATCATCGACAGTAGCAGCTGGTGGATACTATGGTCAGTATGTTGATTTAGATGGTACAGCATCATCTAATGATAGAGATCTAATAATTAAATATAGAGAAGCAGCACAACAGCCAGAATGTGATTCGGCTATTAGTGATATCGTAGATGCTGCTATTGCTTCAGCTAATAATGGTGCTCCGGCAGAGCTTATTCTTAATGACTTAGATCAACCAGATAGTATTAAGAAGAAAATTGCTGAAGAATTTGACAATGTATTATCACTTTATAAATTTAATAAGACAGGAGAAAACCTGTTTCGCAAATGGTACATAGATGGACGTGTATATTTCCATGTTATCATTGATGAAAAAAATCCAAAAAGAGGTATTCTAGAATTGCGGCCGATCGAATCTCTCTTTATGAAGAAAATAAAAGAGGTTAAAAAGGTAACAGACACAAAAACAGATGTAGCTATACAAAAGGTGGTTAATGAGTATTATGTGTATTCAGAAGACTACAGCGGATCTGGTGCTGGTGTTGTAGGTAGTGGTAGTCAAGGTTCTGTATCTGGAGTAAAGATTTCGAAAGAAGCTATTATTAATGTGACATCAGGTCTTTTAGATGCTACTCAAAAGAGAGTTGTATCGTATTTGCATAAAGCTTTAAAACCAGTTAATCAGCTTCGAATGATGGAAGATTCGCTGGTAATGTATCGTTATTCACGTGCTCCAGAAAGACGAATCTTTTATATCGATGTTGGTAATTTACCAAAAGGTAAAGCTGAAGAATATGTTCA